TTCTGTTGCACTAAAGCCCATTATTTTTGAACCGTTATATAGGTGAATTTCAGCAGAACTACTGTTGTATCCTTTGCCTCTACCAGACATAAGACATTCTTTCGGCAATACTGACATAATCCCAGACACGCCACCAAACGCTACACGCCTAATATCGCCAAATGTTGGTGTAACAACTGCAACTTGCACATCGGGGTTTCTTAAAGCATATAAAACTGCGTCCATAGCACCAGTTCTTGTCTTACCCCAGCCTCTACCTGCTAATATCAACCAGATTTGGTGATCTACTGTAGGCTGTAATTGTTTTGGTCGCGCGTCTTTAAGCCACTCAGTGTACAGAGCTATCGTTGCCTTCTCTGCGTTGCTCTGCAACCGAGTCCAACAATTCCATAGCGTCTGTGAAGGCGGTACTTTCTGTAATTTTTGCATTTAAACTCATATTATCAGTTGCTTCACCAAGCGCTAACTTAGCTACTCTTTGTACTTTAAAGGTGGCTTCTGCCAATGTATTCAGCATATTCGGTGTAACTTTATCTTCAACTTGGGATTTTTGTATTGATTGACCAATCTGACCTAATAATGCTTTTGCAATACTAAGCGTACTGGTATCAAATTTTTTGCTTTCTGCAACTAGCTCTTTAGTGCGTACAGAATCAAGTTCTGCCAAATATTCTTCTTGAAATTTGTCTTGTTGTAATTTCCAATTTTCTGCTTGTGCATGCCTATAGAGAGTACTTTCGCCTAGATTGTATTTATTTGCCAATTCTCTAATGCTATATAAAATGCGCTTCCCACTGTCATCTTCAATGCCATGTACAAACTCATTTCGTATTGTTTCTTTGAGAGTTGGGTCTAAATTTTTGGTTTTATTACTCATAATTTGGCTATTTTTATCTAAAATAATTGTTATTACAAGCTAGTTATTACTCCAACTGTTAAAATCAACCACATCATTACGCTTATCTTCAACAAATTGTCGCTCTTTATAATCGTATAAAAACTTTACTTCGCCTATCTTGCCGTACAGCCCTTGCTCTCTTATCTTTCTTGTTATTACCCGTATCGTATTATCGTCAAAGTTCCTGTGTACTGTCAGTATTGCATCACTCTGATTAGACCAATGACTTGCGCCAGAGATGTCGTAGGCTGTAGGTGGGCTGTAACTACCGTTGTTTTCTTTTGGTAACTTTGTTGGGTGAGCTACTATCCATACCACCACATCATGTACTCTAGCAAACCGTTTGCACTTGCTAATA